CTGAGCTACTGAGATAAGGCGTAATAACTGGAGTATACGCGCCCTGGTAAGTGTTCGTTGACGCGGTTCTTGCTGTTCCGCCCTCAGTATTCGGACTAAAGAAAAGCTCTCTTGCAGTCTTTGCGAGTTTTGGTGGTACAACAAGCCATTTACCCATGATGTTAATTGGTTGGCTATCAATACCGGTCTGCTCCAGCAGTGCCTTTTCTGCTTCTGAGATTGAGTCAATGTTAAGTACATCGTCAATCAAGTTGCTGTTTCCACCGCTGAAAAAGCTTCCAGTGTTAGCAAGAACCAAAGCCCAGAAATCATTTTCAAGCGTTTCTGCTGCTGACCGACCAAGGTTTGCAGCAACTCTTGTGAAGCCGCCCAGGTCATCGTTTACCAGCATTTCACGTGTAAGGCCGATAAGCTTTCCAACTGTATTGACGCTATAAGTGAAAGTTTCTTCATCCATTGTTCCGGACTTGATTTGCCCGCCGTTCTGCAATCTTTCCATCAGGCCAAGACCACCAAGATTGATTCCGGTATGTGTTTTGAAATCATTGGCAGTAAGTGCTTCAGCAACAACTTTTGCTGTGCTTGGTATTGCCATGAAAGCGTCCATCAGTGCTTTGTTGGCAACGTTTGAAAGCATCTCTGGCAATGAAACCGTACTGAATCCGGCCTCAATAAGCGAATGACTGTCTGCCATACTTGCAGAAATATACTTTCCGTCATTTCTCGCGCAAGCTTCAATCAAACCTTTAAGGCCGATATTCTTAAACTTAGAAGCTGCATCAAGTGTTTTTTCTGCAAAGCTGTTTTCAAGTTTGCCATGCTTAATCGCGCCTGAATTAATACAAGCAGCAGCGGTCAATACATCTACATCAACCTTGTGTTCGCCTGCTCCAGTGTTAACAAATGAAGCGCCGATATTGCTATTGTCGCGGGCTTCGATTACGTCAAGAATCTGTGCCTTTGCTTCAACAACTGAAAGACCGTCAGCAATTGCTTTTACTTCAACTTCCGGGTAATTCTTGCAAGCCGCTTTGACTTCATCAATGCGGGTCTGTTCTGCTCTTACAGCAAGGATTGCTGCATCTGTTCCTGCTGCCTGAAGCTTTGTTGCCTCAAGCTTTGCTTTGTCATCAGTTTCGATTTTAGCAGCTTCAATTTTTTCTGCTTCAATTTTTGCCTTTGCTTCAGCGTCAATCTTTGCTTGAGCTTCCATAGCTTTTCTTTCTTCATCTGTCATCGTCAATTCCTCCAAAGAAATGTTTAAATCTTCTGCTGCTTCTGCAGCAACTTTTGCACTTGTATTTTCGTCCGCCCCCAATGCCACAAAGGAGACTTCATTCAATTTTGATTTTGTTGCAACGTAAATCGGACCTGTAAATTCAGTACCATTTACGGTTAAATTTTTACCTTCATCAAGTTCAATAACTCTGTTTACATCAAGGCCGATTGAGCACTGCCAGGGGAAACCCTTTATTGAACTTGCTAAAACTTCATCATGTGCGTCGCCTGCTCCTGAACAGATACCATCAAGAGAAATTAAGGTTTCAGTCTTGGCAACTTCTGTTGCATGTCCGACGACCTGTCTTGTGTCGTGATCTTTTAAAACTGGTTGATTCTTTCTGCCAAGGTCAACGCCCTCAATGTCAACGACAACGGGAAGATACCAGCCATTAACATTCATTAAACCGCCGGTGTAAGCTTCCATTGAAAACGTCGGAATATCATCTTCACTTTTTGCTGCTTGAATATTTGCGGGGCTTCCTGCCTGTATGAAAAGTTTTCTCTTCAGCTTTCTTTTACTCATTGTTTGGTTCCTTTTTATTTGTTGAGTTGTCGTCGTCGTCTTCCGGGTCTTCCTCTTCAATTATTTTGGTTGATTGCGTTCCGTCTATTGGATGTCTAAGGCCGTTGTCTCTGTGCCAATTTACGTCATCCATTAAGTCGGCTCTTGCTTCGTCCTTGTCTTTGCCCTGGTCGCCCCATATGCCGGTTTTGCTTGAAATGCCACCTTCGACTTTTTTATTATCTGCATTGGCTGCTTTCAAGGGGTCTGTGTGTCTGTTTACATGTGGCCAACGCCAGATTAATTTATAACTTGGCGGGGCTGTCCCAACTTCGCCGACTGCCATTGCTTCTTTTAAGTATCTTTGAGCTGTTGGGTTTAAATCTCTATTGACGATAATTTTTCTGGTCACTCCGTAATCAAGGCTGAATCCAACGTCATCATATCTTGCGCTTGCAAAGTTACTTGTTGAGCTGTCCTGATTTGCAATGTTTGCTGCCATTCCAAAGGCGGCCCCTGCATTACCCATCATTTCCCGCCTGAAGTCTGTTGCTCCGGCTGCCGGTTGATTACCGTTAAAGCTTTGAACTTCATAAGCTGGAGGTAATACCGTTGCGGCTCCATCGTTAATTTCAATTACACCCTCTGGCAAAAGATCATTAGGGCTTAAACCAAATTGTGGATTTTTATTGACCAGGAATAAAGCAAACTTTGCGGCTATAATTGCTGCTGCAACTCTCGCTTCATCATACCGGCGTTTCTTGTGAAGGTCTGGAAGTGAAGCAGATAACCAAGGCTGTCCGCGTACTTGCTCAGGCTCTTCAAGATAAAATACATGAGCAACATTGCTTGCTTTTTCCGCATGAAATGTATCCATGTAAGGAGTAATAACCGTATTGTTTGAAATATAATAATTTGTTGGCTTGCCGTTCGCGTCCATCTCGACACCCTGATAAATCTTACTTTCGTTTGAAGGGTCCCAAGGTGAACCGAGTCTTTCCGGTTTAATCTGCAGAATTCTCAACTTGACTTTTGTATCTGCTGTCGTATCGGTTTTGTAGACGTTCAGATATTCGCCGCAATCGAAAAACTTACTGACGCCAAGATGTAACATTTCGCCGTAACGTTCGCCGCGTGTATATCCACAAGTTTCCGCCCACTTATTAAAGCCGGTTTCAAATTGTTCATTCCATTTTTTATCTTTTGATTCAACTGAAAGCGTCGGGCCGGTAGAAATGCAGGCGTTCGCATAAGTCCGCATCAATCCTTTAGCGGGGGCGTTCTGTCTGAATTCATATTGAATACGTCTTCGGAGTGTTGGCAGGTCGGCTTTCAATGCGTCGTTTAAGCTGCCACCCTTGACGGATGAAAAGTCAAGAGAAGGTGAATCTGAAGTTGCTGTATAATAAGCTGCCCTGACTTGCTCTTTAAGTTTCTGTATTTGCTTGGATCTTTCCGGTCTGATTCTGTCATAAACCCTATCTACTAAAGACACTTAGAAATCTCCCTTCAAGCCTAATCTGGATATTGAAAGCCCGCCGTTTGCTTGTGCTGCCTTGACGTTTTCCCAGTATGCAAGTTCTTCCATTGCTCCCTTGCGGTTCATTGTCACGTCCCGCCCGTCCGGGTGCTTGATTTTACCAATGCCAACGCCCGTTTGCAGGAAAGCTTGAAGTAGATCAATCATTGTTTGTGGGCTAAAAGGCATATTTTCCCCTTCTTTCTAGTGATTCTATGCTGTTTAAACATATAATACTGCTGAGTCAATGCAAATTATATCTTTAAATTATGTGATTATTGTGCTATATGTAGAATTATAGGGGGGTTTTATGCATGAAAAAAGGCTTGCTTTGCAACAAACCTTAAACTATTTATGAATATTATGCTCGTAATGTGTGTAGAGAGAAAGACTTTTACCCTGTGGTTCTTCCCACAAGATAGTTATTTATCAGCATAGCCAGCTTTTCTTCTCTGGTTACTGACCTTTAGTTTCTTTTCCCTGCTCAATTAAATTAATAATTAAGATTTTTAATTTTTAAAATAATATAAAATCCTTGATTACGTGTCAACTATATTTTTTAATTTCTATCCAAAATTTTCCCGCGTCCGTCTACTCGTTCCACAATGCCGGCATACACGATAACGCCTGACACCTTCTGAATCGTTTATTGTATTCCTTACCCTTAAATCCTTGCAGCCGCATTGAGGGCAAGACAGGCCACTGTCGTCGTCTGCATACGGGTCAAGCCCCTGTATGGCCCGCAACTTCTGCTGTGGTGTTAGCTTAATCGGCTCTTGATCTTCTGGTTTTTCTTCTTCATTCATTTATAGGCCCTCGAATAAACTTTTTTGAATGCAAGATTCGTCCTTGATTGACCACTGTTCAGCCATTGCTTTAGCTATTCCCGGGAAAGTCTTGCTCCTATTTTTTGAGCTTTTATCGTCGCTGTACCATTTTGGCAATTTCTTACCGCTTGGAGTTGTTACGAATTCCCCTTTACCAACAATTAAGGTATGCTTAAGAAGTGGCAACCCCTTCAACCATAAGCAGGTTGTCTTTTGAAACTTATCTCCAAACTGCCAAGGCTGTATAATCTGATCTGGCTTTCTGAATTTTGTGCTCATGATTCCGACTGGGTTTTCTATTACAATCTTTTTACATTCTGCGTTCGCAAACTTCATAAAGAAATCAATGCCCTGCTGCTGTCTTCCGTCTTCTCTCTTTTTGGCAAAGTGCTTTGCCCCGCTACATGCCAAGTAAGTACAGGGCGGAAATGATAATATTAAATCCCATTTATTTTTCAACTGCTCAAGCACGTCGCCATTTGAATTGATTCTTAAATTCATATTATACGGCGGCGATGTGACGCATAAATCGAATGATGCGTTTTCCTGATCTTTCATGTACTCCATGCAATCTACGTTTAATAATTTAATACTCATTGTCTTACCTTCCCTAAAGCCGCTAATCTGTCCATTCTGCTACGCTTCTTTGTGGTCTGTCCTACTGCAACAGCCCCGCCAAGTTCAATTTTCTGTTCACTTGCTCCAACAATGCACCCTACCAGGCAATCCCATAAATGGTTATCGTATGAAAACTGCCTTAACTTCCATTCGTCAACGGTACGCCCACGCCCTGAAGTTGTCACTGAATACTCTGAACAAAGTTGCTCAATAAGCATTTGATGATTTTCAGGCTTGCCGTATATGGTCAAGGCGCCGGGATCTGCAACCGCTGTCTTTATCCTGGACCTTGTGAACGACTTCCAAAAATTAATGTCTGATAAAATATATCTGCATGTGTTTGATGTTCCGACCAGTGAAGGAATACGCCAGTTGTAAGGGCTGATAACGTCGCCCGCTGCCCGCCTGTAATCACTGAAAGGTTTCATGCTTGCTGTTACACCGCGGCCCCTGGCTGGCATAACGACCGCAGCATGTTTGCTTTGTTGGCAATAATCATAGACGGTTTTCGACGCTTGCCCTTCGTTCGCATCAATCAACAGCCTTGAAATTCTCATTGACGCCTTATCTTCCCTGATAAATTCCTTCTCACATAGGACATTGCACAAAGAATCAAAGCCTTTTCTCCACGCTGCTTCTTGTCCGCACCCCGGAAAAGCATCAAACAGGGTTGTTTTTATCTTTTTCAAGGTGAAGTAATAAAGATTTTGGTCAGGGAAACATCCATAATCAACGATATGAACTGAGAAATCAGCACGAAAAGCGCAAACCATCCAGTATAAACACTTGCCCTGTACGTCAATAAAGGCTGTCAACTTCTCTGCTTGCATAGGAATAAGGCTTTTCGCTGTAGTTATGCAGCGTTCATTTAGTTCAGTCGTTTCAATTTGGTTGCCGTCGTTGTCTTCCGCAGGGGGTTCAGGGTCGTTCTGATATTCTGACATGAAAGCCTCAAGGCCAAAGTCAATCAGGAAATTATAAGCATGCTGAATTGCTGAAATTTCATCTTCGCCAGGTTTGAAAGCATACTCCCAAGCAACGTCAGAACCTTTATCCATTGCCTCACGATTCTCTATATAGAATTCAGTTGCCGCTTTCCTTGCTCTGATTTTATCCTTCGAGTCTGTCCGGTCGTATGTATTCCTGATCTTTGCATATTCGTCAAGCCAAAGATTTTCATGTGCATCTGCAAACTGTCTGACAAATTTAATTCGTTCCCCCATAAAGGCCGGGTATCTTTCAGAATCAAGCAGCTGGTCAATCAAATCATCTTTAGCTATAACGGTACAAGGCATAACAAGCGCAAGGCTTTCAGTTAATCCAGCACTCTTGATAATTCCTTTGATGATTATATTCTTCCGCTTGTTGATCTGGTTTTTGCTGACTGCGCTTTCTTCATCCTGGGGGTCGTCCACTAGATAAAAATCAGGTCTTAAATTCTGCCCGTCGTCTGTTAAATGCTTTGCCCCTCTGACTTTAGAAGATGTAATTCCGGCGCCGACAATAATATTCCCTGAGTTCTTGCCCCCTGTATCAGCAAGAATCAACTTGCTACCCGACCAGCAAATTCCTGTTGCTCTCACATTTCCCTGATCATCTTCAAACATTTGGCCCCTGGCTCTTTGTGCAATTCCTTCAAGCCGTTCAACTGGATAACTGATTTCGGGAAAGTCTTCAGCTATCTTGTGAGAAGTGAAAAGGGTCTTGATTGCTGCAAGTCTTTCGTCCGCTGCTTCCCCATTCGCTGAAGCTATAACGCTGAAATGCTTATGTCCATAACAATTAATCCAGACAATAGCAAATTCAGCAATTGTTGATTTGCCAAAACTCCGGTAAACAGCTTCGATAAATAAGCCACCGTCAAACACGCAAGTTTCTATGATTTTGATTACCCGGAAATGGTCTTCTGAAAATGGGTTTAGCTTGATAGGGGAATACGTGAGGATGAATTTCGACAAGCTGAATTCACAATCTGCCCGACGCTCTGGATTCTTGACCGGGGGAATCTTGCCAATATTTCTTACGCTCTCGCCAAGCTTCCTTGCACGTTTTAGTTCGTCGTTTGCGTGGTCCTGTATCTCTTCAGGCGTCTTCCCTTTTGTTATCTTATCAGCTTGTTTCTTGGCCCACGTCAAAACGTCCCAT